GGCAACGTGATTGCTGCGTTGCGATCAAAATTGGGTTGCTGCTCAGCACGAGCAAGAAACTTCTGAATAGGACCATAAGCGATTGGCACTTTGATTGTGCTGATCGTATTATCTCCCTGCTTATGCTTTACCGAGATGTTATTAAAAAGCGTGCCAAATGCTATGACAGTCTTTCTAATAGTCTCGTTATAAAAGTAATTACCAAACATTAGACTTCACCAAAAGGATTTTGCTCAGTAAAGTCCAGGATCGCGTCTGCTTCTGTTTCGATCTCCTGGTTGTCTTCGTAAGCGTCATCATCGTCGTAGTTAACGTTATTTAGACGATATGCAATTGTCTCACTAGTAGACTTAGCAGTTCCCACAATGAGTTCGCCGATTTGGAACTTGCCAGTGAGGTCTTTTGCGGTAAGTTTTCCTGTTGGTTTGTTCCAAGTTGTGGCGTATGCTGTTGTTCCAGACGACACCCCACGGATAGTATCACCATTAAAGAATGTGCCTACACCAACGGTACCGGCAGCACCCACGGTAATAGTGGGAGCAGACGCATATCCATAACCAGCATTGGTAATTTGGATTGTGGAAAGTTTTCCGTCTCCCTGTAGAATGGCAGTAGCAGCAGCACTAACACCACCAGCGGGCGGAGCACTGAAAGAAATGATTGGGGGTACAATATAACCGTCTCCCTTGCTGGTAAGTGTGACAATACCGACGGCACCAGTGGTAGCAATGCCCACTTGGAGTTGAATACCTGAACCCTTACCATCATCAGTCTCAATACTGATGGCAGGTGTAGATGTATAACCAAAACCAGGGTCTGTAATCCTTACAACTTCTAGAGATCTAGTTCCATTACCATTAATAGTTGTAATACCAACAGCAGTGGCAAGTCTACCTGTTACTGGTGGAGAAATTCTAATCGTTGGATCTGCTGTGTATCCTGTACCTTCATGAATAATTTTAATTTCATGAACACCACCATTAACAAGACTGGTAATTGCTGTGGCGGTTGTACCAACACCTGACAAAGTTAGAGTTGCATTATATCCAATTGTTTTAAAGTCATCATCAATTGCACCAATACCCGTGATGATTTTTTCATCTTCGTATTCGAAGGGTTCGCATTTCAGTGTAAATGTATAATTCTCTTGTAGTTGATAGAAGTTACTTTCATGCTCAACATATTTTACTTCGAATAGGATATCTCCTAGCGGAAAGTAAATACAATCTCCTTCCAGTGGTCTAACTGGAACACTATCAAGTCCAACACCACCACCATCCCTTAGGATAGGTGTAATATATTCCTCAAAACGCTTCTGTGAGATGATAATATTCATCTCAGCAGTGGATCTTACTCCAAACTTAGTCAATAGATTGTGGTTGTCACCAAATCCTTGGTAGTTCTCAATATACCCCTCAAGAGGAAACGACTTCTCAAAACGTGAAGATGTTACTTCACGCATCACAGTTTTTCTATTGACAAACGTGCGTGGCATATAGACAAACTCAATACCATGCATACGAATATGTTCGTCTACAAGTTCCTGTACGAGATTTTGCTCTCCGTTTGATCCCTGAGTAAAGAATGGATTAAGCATTAGCCAATCATATCCAGAGGTGGCAGTTCATATTCATTACTCATCTTCTCTTCTAGTGCTTGTAACTCATTGATACCATCCTGATAGATCTCACGACCATTCATCTCAACACCACCGGGTAGTTTGACACCCTTAAACTTCATCATATTGGCACCCCACTGCTTTTTCAGTAGAGCAGTGAAGTATCTTTTCAGGAATATATCATCATATACCTTAGTATATTCATTTGGATCAAGAACACGATAGCACTGAATAATTAGATAATCATCTACGTCCATGCTATCAGCATCAGTGTCAATAAATAACCTATTTTGTCTGCGGTTAAATCTAATTTGTTTTTCAGGACTCAAAATAAAATCAAGATCCTCAAGATATCTTTTAGTCATAGTATACCCCAACAATTCTACCGAACTGAAGTTGTACATCTCATTCAAAAACAATTGATATTGCACGCTAAACATGTTCGTGCTAATTGTACTATTATTAAGTTTCCATATTTTTTCTATTCCAATAACTGCATCGGGTATCTGAATAAAATTTTGGGTCTCTTCAAATGTAAAGGTAGATATACCAACTCCAGTTGTTCCAACACCAGTGATATTAGCTGTTGTGGATGTTGTAGTAATGCCAATAACATTACTGTCTCCTCTTCCACGAACAGCATTTAAGAAATTTTCACCAATCTTATATTTCAGGTACATCAATTCTACCCCATCCATGTGGCGGTTCTGATACATCTGGATGGCATCATCTACAAGATCTTCAATTTGCTCATCGGCAACATTAATCTCCAAGACAGGGTAACCCAACTGCCTCTTGGCATAATTAACCAAATCCAGTCTTGAAGCAGGTTTAGCCATATTTAGTCCTACTTTCCTTTATTTATGAACGTCTTACGACAACATCTAACTCGTCACCTAAATCTAGACCAGTTATAGGGTTGATAATTGTTATAGCAGGATTGCCAATAGTCCAATCAACTGTTCTTTGTAATAAGACACCGTTCAAATATACTTCCATATTATCCGAAGATGTATCGGAGTTTGATGGAGCAAATGATGATTGACCAGCAATAGCAGTTAGTTGGTCTTCTGCTTGATCCGAACAAATATCAACCTCATCACCATCAAGACAAGCTTCAGTCAAAACAACAGCAGAAGATGCCTGATAGTCAATATCTCTTCTAAGCCTGACTCCATTGAGAAAAACTCTATAATTCTTAGCGGCAGCAAGATTACCAGCAAGCGTAAATGTTGTTTTGTTCTGTGTTGATGTAAAAAATTCTTCTTCAAAGGTGTGACCAAAATAGACATTGATCTGTACATTATCACCTGCGGTAAGTCCAGAATTAAAAGTTACTGTTCGTGGTGCTGATAATTGATAATCATTAGAAGCACCTAATCTTTGTTTGACACCATTTATACTTACCTGTACAGAGAATGCAGTTGCCTGTTCACCGTCATTAAATACATTGGGTGCAATAAATGCAGTTTGTCCTTGGGTTGCTTCGGTGTTAGATGTACTAATAGTTGTAGCACCACCTACAGCACCTGAACCGCCTGAGAGTGTCTTGAAGGATAGTGAACCATTTCCGTCAGTAACCAGTGCCTGATCTTCACTCCCGTCGCTTGAGGGGAACGTAAACCCTGATATAGTGCTTATACCACTAGAGTTTATGTTGCCAGTAACACCATGATTTGCAGTTAGTGTTCCAGCAACCGTTGAGGCACCTGATACATTAATATTATTTACTTCAAAACCTGTTGAATGTAAATTTTGAGTATGAAACTGTAGTCCCTGAGAATGACCTAATGTTAGAGCAGTTCCAACTTTAACTGTATTATTAGTGCCATCTAATGTAAGTGAAGAGGATCCAACAGTAAGAATACCGACAATCTTTACATCACCAGAATATGATAATCCTACTCCTACACCGGTTTCTAACCATGGGTTTACAGTTGTCGTTGTTGTAGCGATACCAACGGAGAACTGATCTTTTACAATATAAACTTTTCCGTCGTATGAGTTTACTGCTAACTCACCGCGTTCTAATTGTGATGGTTGGGGAACTTTTCCTACAACGGAGGAACGTTTTACCTTTATTACCGGATTTGCCATTATGCTAAAGAGCGAAATGCGTGTAAAGACACGTCTTGTATAAGAGGTATTTAGGTGCTATAATTAGTATGAGAAGGAGCATCTACTTGAAGAAACTTGTTATTCTTACAGGTCCACAGGGGTCTGGTAACCATCTATGGTCAAAGATCTTCTCTCTGCACGAGGATGTATTTGGTTGGAAAAGTCTTCTCAACAACTACTGGGAAGCACATCGAATATCAGAACCGTTTGCGGAGTGTTGGAAGAATATAAAATTACTAAAAGACTTTGACTGGGATCAGTCAGATTACTTCTTCACCAGTATCAGTGTTCCTCTAGGAATTAAAGGTCAAGGTACAAAGTGGTGCCCTAACGTTCCTGCGTTTGCACAAGCAGTTGAGGACCTTGGTATTAATGTAGAAATCCTTGTTATCGGAAGAGATCAAAATATCCTAAGTTACCAACAAACACGTCTTCGCGAAGAAAGCACTGTTCGCCATTTCCTAGATCAGTTACCACACATGGGCAATGTGACTTACTTGAGTTATGAGTTGCTATATCTTTATAAGCAAGAATATCTAAAGTCGCTTAAACTTAGTATTCCTGTTGCTTGGTATGATGAGCGTATAGATGTTATTCTAGAGAAAGACGCTAATAGTAAATACATTAAATATGTGGAAGAAAATCCTCTTGACGATTGTAATAAGACCGGTGTTCCAGCACCCCTAAATCCTTTTAAAGAAGGACCTACAGGTCCTCAACCCGAAAAACCAGTCAAGTGTTGTTAATGCCCAAACTACTTCTACTAGCAGGAATAGGTTGGTGTGCCACATCACCACTTCATCGCACCCTTAAGAAACAAAAAATTGTTAATACTGGAATAGCAAAAGAACCAGATATACTATCACATTTAGATAATCCAGATCCAATAAAAAGATCTGCCAAACGAAAATATTTTTATGGGTATAAGAAACACAAGTGGGGTAATGCTGACTTAATATTTTCTGAAGACGTAACCTTAGATAATTTTATTGAGTACTATAGTAAATTGGCAAGTGATGAATATAAGTATGTTGGAGAATTTAGTAATGAGAACAGTTTTTTATCAGAAAATTTCCTAGAAAAAATTGCTCCAAAACTTAAAGATCATTTTGATGTGAAAGTTTTGATGATTACAAGAGATCCTGTAAGAAGAAGTTACTCAAAGACTTCCTGTAATTACCAGAGAATATCTGGAGTATCTAAGAAAATAGTTGACAAACAATTTCCTGACAGCATTTCTTATTGGAAATATATCCTGGCACTACCAGGACAAAATATGTTTAAATTTTCTTACACAGATATATACAAAAAATTTTCACAACATTTTCCAACACATGCTATAATAATGGAAGATTTGTGGTCAGGTAAAACTAAAGAGTTGGAAAATTTTTTAGAATGTAAGTTGAATGGTCTTCATAGAAATTGCTACTATCCAGAAATGGGTACAAAAGCACCAAGGTATGAAGAGTTACCAGATCAATGGACAAGTGACTTGCAAGATCTGACAGATAAAGATTATGCTTTTGGAAAAAAACATCTACAATGGATATACGATGAATGGTATGAAGAATTTGGAACTCGTCCTTGGGAATAATGGATCAAAAGAAAATACTAATTTTAATAGGACCTCAAGGATCGGGAAATCATTGCTGGAGTAAAATATTTTCTAGTCATGCTGACGTATGTGGATGGAGTGAACTTACAAAGAAATATTGGGTGGGACATAATGAAGAACCATTTCATTCCTCATGGATGAATCCAAACTTATTATATGATATGACCTGGGATTGTGAATATTACTTTACTAATATGAGTGTTCCTTTTGGTGGTGACGTGAAAGGTAATAAGGCAATACCAAAAGTATCCAAATTTATTGAGGTGTTAGAAGACCTTAGATTTGATGTCCAGGTCGCAGTTACATCTAGGGATAAAAATATCCTAGATCTTCAACAAACAAGAAGATGGAACGTCCCCACAGTACATGAGTTTTTAGATATCTTACCGGAAATAAAAGACCCTGTATTTCTTAGTTACGAATCACTTCTTTTATACAAGGAGAGATATGTGCGTTCTTTGAGAGTAAATATACCAATTGATTATTCAAGCATATCTAATACAATTGTAAATGATGCTAACCAGAAATATATCTGCGATTTTAAACCAACAAAACTCAGAAAACGATGAAAAGGAAACTTCTAATCACAACTGGTCCACAAGGTTCTGGCAATCATCTATTCGCCAGAGTATTAAGTCAACATCCAGAAGTTGTTGGGTGGGAAAAACTAAAAGATACTTATTGGGTTCCATCTGATGAGGAACCATTTGCCCAGTATTGGGTATACCCCGAGTTGCTAGATTTTCCTGAGGGGGACTTCTTTCTTGCTAACGTTAGTGTGCCCTTCTTCTATGATGGTGTTAGACAAGTACCAAAGATCCTAGAGGTCTGTCACCAGGCGATGCATCTGGGTTATGAACCCACAGTTGCTATCATTGTAAGAGATCAAAATATCAATGCTGCACAACAAAAAAGGGTCGGTGGGGAACTAACCCTACCGACCGCTATTGAATATTATAAATCTATATTAGCAGACCCTTATATCAATACTCACTTCTTATCTCACGAATCATTCTTCATGTGGAAAGAAGAATATATCAAATACATTGGTCACCAACTAAAGTTCCCTGTAACGACCGAAGGCATCGACCAGTTCATAACCGGCGATGCCAACGGAAAGTATGT